CAAGGTGCGTCGGCTCACCTTGAGCCATGCCGACACCTCCTTGTCCGTCAGGAACTGTTCGTTACTTGGCGAAGCCTTGTGCCCCGCGTCCATTCTTTCGATGCCTTCAAGCAGGGCATCCAGTTTTCCGATGAAGCCGACCTCCAGTTCACGGTCGGCAAGAATCAAGTCGTTCATAATTTACAGTGGATTTAGTGGTTATACATATTATTGTCTGATTAGATGCTACAGCCACGATAGGCTGCATCCTTACGCCTGTCCTCCACGAGCCGGACGATGCGCTGCACATCCTCCGGCTTGTAGAAAATCTTATGTCCGATTTGCGAGTAAGCCAGTGTTCCGTTATCGCGGAGCGTCTGCAAGGTACGCGGACTGATGCGCAACTGTTGGCAGACTTCTTGGTTGTCCATCCAACGGCTGAGCCGTTTCCCCTCCCTCTTGCAAAGGATTTCATTCACCCGGTCGGACAGGCGGTTGAGCTTGCCGACCATTTCTTCATACTTGCTTTTTGAAATGATTACTACTTCCATACTCATTATATTTACTAATTGTTCTTCTTTTTGCCTGCAAAGTAAAGCCGTTGTCCGCTTGAAACAATGGATTTGCAATGAGGTGGCAGCTTGTGGCAGCAAGTGGTCGGGAGTGGCGTTATCCACCGAACACGTAACGGCTGTTTCAAGCGTCCGTGGTGCAAAGAAAAGCGAAGTCCGGCATAATCCAACCGCTTTGCACCTGCGTGGCAGCATTTGGCGTCGGTGTGGTAGCCTGTGGCGTTCTTCGGATTCCTATACTTCTTGAAAGGAGCTTCATCTGTTTCACGCCAAGCCATGTCCTTAAATCTGTTCCAACCATTCCAATTAAGCCCTTAAAAATCCTAATGCCATTTCTCGCACAATGGCAAAACGATGCAGCACGCACCGTTCCGACAATGCGTAAAGTGCAAAACCAAACATTGTTGCCACAGTCCGCCCATTCGTTTGACAGCCTGCAATACAGCCATTTCCTTTGCAACTGATAATCGGTCAAATGTGCGCACAACGACCAACATTGTTAAACACTAAATTCAAACAAGTATGAAGAAGAACGTAAGCAGCCAGAGTATGGATGCAACATTGCAGGATTTTTTAGGCAACAAGCCGAGTATGGAAACACCGAAGCCCGAGCCCCAGCCTGCCGACACAAAGGAACAGCCGGAAAAGGCAAGCGAGGTTGTACAGGAAAAGTTAAGTGAAGCCGTACCGGAACAGACGGATGAAACTCCGCAGGTGGTACGCCGCATCAGCGGCAAGCAACGCCGGGCATCGTTGGAGGAGTACAAGGAAGCCTTTCTCACCGTTCCGACCATCGAAGACCGCAAGCCCGTGTTCCTCAGCCGCAGTACGCGCGATGCCCTCGACCGTATCGTACGCATGTTCGGCGAGCGGCGGATGAGCGTGTCTGGACTGGTGGAGAACATCGCCCGGCAGCACCTTGCCACCTACGGGGAGGACATCGAGGCATGGCGTAAACTCTGAGAATTAAGAAGTGGATTGACGGGGCGCAATTCAGAGTTACCCTGAACCTGTCCAACGGAGTTTTGAGGGGAGCAAGTTTGTGTTTCGGGCATACCGAAACCACCTGCTCCCACTCATGAACTCCGTGGAGAGCCGCATCCCGTTGGTCTAATGGGTATCTGTATTATAAACAGTAACAAACGTATGGAACAAAAGCATAAATCAAATCGAATGAACAAGGGAGGCCGCCCCAAGAAGGGAGCGGCAGACAAGCTGAAATACCGTCTAACGGTGAAGATGGCGACATCGGACTACTACACGCTGAAAGGCAAGGTGCGGAGTGCGGGCATATCCGCCGGGGAGTTCCTGCGCCGTTGCATGAGGGACGGGCAGGTGAAGGAACGGCTCACGCCGGAGCATACAGGCTATGTCCGCCAACTCTGCGGTATGGCGAACAACCTGAACCAACTTGCGCACAAGGCGAACACCGCGGGCTTCGTCACGGTGAGGATGGAATGCCGCATACTCGTGGCACGGATTGAAGAACTCCTTAACTTTATCCTCCTATGATAGCTAAAATCGTAAAAGGAAGCAGTTTCAAGGGTGTGGTAAACTACATTCTTGACAAGGAAAAGGACGCTAAAATCCTTATCTGTGACGGTCTGTTTGTCGAGAACAAGAATACGATAGCCATGAGCTTCGATGCACAATCGAAGATGAATCCAAAGGTTACGAAGCCCGTCGGACACATCTCGTTGGCTTTCCATAAGGAAGACGAACACCACCTGACCGACCGCGCAATGGCAGGAATAGCGTTGGAATACCTGAAGGAAATGGGGATAACCGACACGCAGGTTCTCATCGTGCGCCACTTCGACAAGGAGCATCCGCATGTGCATATAGCGTTCAACCGAATCGCCAATAATGGCAGGACAATCAGTGACCGCAACGAGCGGATACGCAGCGCACGCATCTGTAAGGAACTGACGAAGAAATATAACCTGTACTTCGCCAGCGGCAAGGAGCGGGTGAAGCAGCACCGCCTGAAAGAGCCGGACAAGACCAAGTACGGGCTTTATTCCATCCTTAAATCGGAGGTTTCAAGGTGCGGAGACTGGCAGCAGTTAGCCGCTAATTTGGAGAAACAGGGCGTGGATATGCGGTTCAAGTACAAGGGCAAGTCGGACGAGGTGCAGGGTGTAGTATTCATCATGAACGGCTATTCGTTTAGCGGTTCCAAGATTGACAGGCAGTTCAGCTATTCAAAAATAGATGCGGCATTGGAACGTAACAGACGTACCGAGCGAATGGAAATGCCACCGCCTTCGCGTCATGAAGAACTGCCCACGTTTCAACCTGAATCAAGGGGCAACGATGATTTGTACAGCGGTTCGATTGGTCTTTTCATGCCGGACAATGCAAACGCTCAGGCAGATGAGAACTATTTTGAGGAACAGCTAAAACGCAGGAACAAGAAAAAGAAACAACGTAAAATAAGATTCTAAATATGGATAATAACGAAGTTTACTCGCTCTTTGAGGACATCAAGAACGGCCTTAAAGGTATCAGTAGTAAGTTGGAGAATACTCCAAAAGTAGCAAACAATTCATCAGGCGGACAGCCTCCGACGGTGGACTTGGCCCCCATAAAGGAGCTGTTCGAAAGTTCTGCAAAAGAGCATCAGGCACAGACCAAAGCCATGCTGACCAAATTCGGGGAGGCTGAGGTTTACGCATCGAACAGGATTCTGCACTTGTTACGAAACTTGAAGGAATCGTTTGTCAGAAGTTCGGAAGGACGGAAGGATGAGCCACAGGAGCATATCCACCGACACAGTTTTGACATCCGGTCGAGCAAGGTATTTTCTCTTTTGGTCGGCATGGGTATCGTGTGTAGCCTCTCCGTCTGGGGCAACATCGAGCTATGGAAATCCAAACGGCAATATGCGGACGATGCGCTGAAGTTCCGTGTCATCCGCTCATGGGGAGGTTGCAACGCCAATCATATCCTTTGGCTGAATGACGTGTTCGACATCCACCGCGATGAGGAAGCCATCGAATGGATACGTCAGGAAGCTGACGGCTACGACAAAGGGTTAAAGACCTTATCGGACAGTCTAATGCAGGAGAAATTGAAAGTAACACAAATGACGAATAACAATAACAAAAAGTAACGTGAATGGCATCGGTAAAAGTGAAATTCCGTCCTTCTTCCGTAAACGGCAAGGAGGGCAGCATCTATTATCAGGTAATACACAACCGCGCAGTCCGCCAAATCAAGACGGATTGCCGGGTATTTGAAAGCGAATGGAACGGTAAAACATCGGCAGTTGCCGTTCCTGTTCTGGCAAGCATCGAACGGAAAAACTACCTTCAATCGGTCGCAAGCCGGATAGAATGGGATGTAAAACGCCTGACGGCAATCATCTCATTGCTTGAAAAAGGGAACAAAGGTTACACGGTGGATGACATCCTCGTGAAATTCAACAGGCAAGCAGACGGACAATCCCTGTTCCCTTTCATGCAGGGCATAATTGACCAATTAAGGCGGCTGAACAGAATCCGCACGTCGGAAACATACTCCGCTGCGCTTGCCAGTTTCATGAAGTTCCGTGGCGGTCAGGACATTCTTCTGTGTGAGATTGATAGCGACACAGTGATGCTCTATGAAGCATGGCTGAAAGCCAACGGCAACTGCCCCAATACAACCTCATTCTATATGCGCATACTTCGTGCCGTCTATAACCGTGCAGTAGAAAAGGAACTGACGGAACAGAGGCATCCTTTCAAGTACGTTTACACTGGAATAGACAAGACCGTGAAACGTGCTGTGCCATTGAAGGCTATCAAGCGCATCAAAGAACTTGACCTGACACTAAAACCGCATCTGGACTATGCGAGGGATATGTTCCTCTTTTCGTTTTACACCCGTGGCATGTCGTTCATTGACATGGCTTATTTAAAAAAATCAAACTTGAAGAACGGCATCCTCACATACCGCAGGAGAAAGACCGGACAACAATTGACTATCAAATGGGAGAAGTGCATGGAGGAAATCGTGAACAAATATGAAGGTCGTTCCGCTACGCAATACTTGTTGCCCATAATCACTAATCCGTTTGCCAATGAACGGATACAATACATGAACGCCCTCAGCCGTGTGAACGTAGCCCTAAAAGAAGTCGCCCGTTTGGTGAACTTACAGATTCCGTTGACCATGTATTGTGCCCGGCACGGATGGGCAAGCGTCGCCAAGAGCAAGAATATACCGCTTTCGGTCATCAGCGAAGGCATGGGGCATGATTCGGAGGAAACCACGCGCATTTATCTCACATCGCTTGACACGAGCGTGGTGGACAGGGCGAACAGCCTTATTCTGAAAGATTTGTAATTGGAAATACAATCAGAAAATTGTTTTGCAAAAATCGGAATCTCTTGATAAGAGTTATAGTTATATCGCAAAGGTACGCAAAATATTGCAGATTTTGTGAAAAGTTCTCATTTATAATGGGATAAAAGATGAAAATTGTACGGATTTGTTTGGCAAATCCACTTTTCTTGTTTGCTAACATCCTGATTCATAGGATTTATATCCTTAACGTATATCTCTTATCAAGAGATGAATTTCAAGGATATACTGCATAAATTCCGTACCGAATCATTCACCGAAAGGGAAAAGGGTACAAAGTTCGAGCGTCTGATGCGCTCATGGTTATTGACAGACCCCCGCTACAACGAGCTTGAAAAGGTGTGGCTGTGGGAGGACTTTCCGGGGCGCAAGGACTTCGGAGGCACGGACACGGGAATTGACCTCGTGGCCAAGACCGAGATGGGCGACTATTGGGCTATCCAGTGCAAGTGCTATGCAGAGGATGCCGTGATAGATAAGCCTGCCGTGGATTCGTTTCTCGCCACTTCCAGCCGCACGTTCACCAACGAAGTCACTTACCAGACCACCCGTTTTGCCAAACGAATATGGATTTCCACCACCAACCATTGGGGAAGCAACGCCGAGGAAGCCATCTGGCACCAAGACCCGCCTTTTTCACGGGTTGGGCTGATTGACCTGAACTCCTCCTGCGTGGACTGGCAAAAGCTGATGGACGGACTTACGGGAAACTCCGCGCTTGTAGAGGGCAAGAAACCGCGCAAGCACCAGTTGGATGCCATATCCAAGGCATACACGCACTATATTATTGACGGCAATGACCGGGGCAAGCTCATCATGGCCTGCGGAACGGGAAAGACCTACACCTCGCTGCTCATCACCGAACAGTTGTTAGGCGGCAAAGGACTGGTGCTGTTCATGGTTCCGTCAATCGCCCTGTTGGGGCAGTCGCTCAACGCATGGTCGGCAGACGCGAAGAAGCCTATCAAGGCCGTCTGCATCTGTTCCGATTCCAAAGCCTCACGGAAGATACAGAACAAATACGATGACATGGATGACAGCGTGGTTGACCTTGCCGTGCCAGCGTCCACCAGTCCGCAGTCCATCGCCTCGCAGTTGCAGAGATACCGCAACCATGACGGGTTGGTGGTAGTGTTCTCCACTTACCAGTCCTTTGATGCCGTTTCAGCGGCACAACAGGAGATACTTTCCGAAACAGACGGCGAGTATGGCGTGTTCGACTTCATCATCTGCGACGAAGCCCACCGCACTACGGGCGTGAAGCTGTCGGACAAGGACGAGAGCAACTTTACCAAGATACACTCCGACGACAACGTGCAAGGCAGGAAACGGCTCTATATGACCGCCACGCCACGGCTGTACGGAGAATCGGCCAAGATAAAGGCATCGGAAAAAGACTGTATCCTCTGTTCGATGGACGACAAGGCTCTTTATGGGGAGGAGTTCTACCGCGTGAATTTCTCCTACGCCGTACAGAACGGGCTGCTGACCGACTACAAGGTGCTTGTTCTTACCGTCGGTGAGGATGATGTGCCGGAAAACATCCGACGCGATGTCACCGACACGACCACGGAACTGAATTTTGACGACACGTCCAAGCTCATCGGCGTAATCAACGGACTGTCGAAGATGATACGGGGCGACGACCACCGCACATGGGATGCCGACCCGCACATGATGCGCCGTGCCGTAGCGTTTTGTTCTTCCATTGACAGGAGCACGAGCAGGGTGGGCATCGCATCCAAATACGTGGCTTCCGTGTTGCCGCAAATATCGGAAAAGTACGACGAGAATCTGGATGCGGAAAGCCTTTCGCATACCGTTTCGATAGCCACAAAGCACATCGACGGCTCGATGAACTCGCAGGAGCGCAATGGTATCCTGCAATGGCTTGCGGACGAGCTGGACAATGAGCGTGAGTGCCGGGTGGTGACCAACGTGCGCTGTCTGTCCGAGGGCGTGGATGTGCCGTCGCTCGATGCCGTGCTGTTCCTTTCCGCCCGTAACTCGCAGGTGGATGTGGTGCAGTCTGTAGGCCGCGTGATGCGCACTTTTCACAAGGGGCTGCCCGACGAGAAGAAGTACGGGTATATCATCATCCCTATTGTCGTGCCGTCTGATGTTTCGGCGGAAGAAGCACTTGACAACAGCAAGACCTTTGATGTGGTCTGGGAAATCCTGAACGCGCTGCGCTCCCACGACGACCGTTTCAATGCGATGGTGAACAAGATTGCGCTCAACAAGCAGAAGCCAAACAAACAGTCCTATACGCCGTCCGTCACCATCGGCAGGCCGGGATTGGGCTTTCAGGAGGGAGAGGAAGAAGCGCGGCAGATGGAGAACGCGGAAATCGCCCGGCAGTTGGAACTTCGCTTCGGCGAGTTGCAGGACGGCATGTATGCCAAGCTCGTGGAGAAGTGCGGCGACCGCCTCTATTGGGAGAACTGGGCAAAGGAAATCGGACTTATCGCGCACAAGTTCATCGAGCGCATTTCCAAACTCATCCAGTCCGGCGTACACAAAAAGGCGTTCAACGAATACCTCAAGGGATTGCAGCGCGACCTTAACCCGTCTGTGGATGCGGCACAGGCCATCGAGATGCTGGCGCAGCACATCATCACCCGTCCGGTGTTCGATGCGCTGTTTGCCGATTACCAGTTCGTGAACAACAACGCCGTGAGCCGCTCCATGCAGCGCATGATAGACCTCTTGCAAGAGCAGGCTTTCGAGAAAGATACCGAAGTGCTGGAGAAGTTCTATCAGTCGGTGAGGACAAATGTAGGCGGCATAGACAATCTGGAGGGCAAGCAGACCATCATCAAGAACCTCTACGAAAAGTTCTTCAAAGGCGCGTTTCCGCTCACCGTGGAAAAGCTTGGCATCGTCTATACGCCTGTGGAGTGTGTGGACTTCATCATCCATTCCGTGAATGACATACTCAAGGCGGAGTTCGACACCTCGCTGACCGAGCAGAATGTGCATATCCTCGACCCGTTTGTGGGTACTGGCACGTTCATCACACGCCTGTTACAGTCCGGCCTTATCCGACCGGAGGACATGGAGCGCAAATACCTGAATGAAATCCATTGCAATGAAATCGTGCTGCTGGCCTATTATATCGCCGATGTGAACATCGAATCGGTATTCCATGACATTACTAGTCGGAAAACCTACCTGCCGTACAGCGGCATCTGCCTGACGGACACTTTCCAACTGGCGGAGAAGAAGCACAACGAACTTTTCACGGAGTTTTTTCAAGACAATTCCAAACGGGTGAAGAAGCAGATGGCCACGCATGTGAGGGTGATTGTGGGGAATCCGCCGTATTCCATCGGGCAGAAATCGGCTAATGACAATGCACAGAATTTGTCTTATCCGTATCTTGACAATCGTGTGTCTGAAACATACGCAGTTAAAAGTTCTGCAACCCTAAATAAATCCCTTTATGACAGTTATGTAAAAGCATTTAGATGGGCTTCTGACCGTATTCCACAGAATGATGGTGGAATTGTGGCTTTTATAAGCAATGGAGCATGGTTGGATGGTGCTGGTCAAGATGGTATGCGCAGATGCTTTGAAGAAGAATTTACATCCATTTATGTACTGAATCTGCGTGGAAATCAACGTACATCAGGAGAATTGTCACGCAAGGAAGGAGGCAAAATCTTTGGTAGTGGTTCTCGCACTCCCATTGCTATAACTTTCCTTATCAAGAATCCTGCAAAGAAAGGACAGAAAGCCGTTATTCATTACCACGACATAGGCGACTACTTAACCCGTGAACAAAAGCTCAAAATGGTAAAGGAGTTTCGGTCTATTTCTTCACAAAAATTGGATTGGCAGGTTATCACTCCTAACGAAAAGGCGGACTGGATAAATCAACGAGATGGTTTATTTGATAGCCTGATACCGTTGGCTCCTGAAAAGAAATTTTCGCTGAACGCTCAAAGCGTATTTAGCACTTATGTGATTGGTGTAGCCACTAATCGTGATGCTTGGGTGTCTGGATTTTCAAAAGATAAAGTAGCAAGCAATATGCTTTCTATGATTAATTTTTACAATCATTCTATAGGGATAGAAACTTATTCTGAAGATAAGACAAAAATAAGTTGGACACGTGGGTTACGAAATGATTTATCAAAAGGACTAAAATATGACTTCGATGAAGCGGAGTTCGTTACAACTACTTACCGTCCGTTTACCAAACAACACTTATATTATCATCGTCCATTTATAGAATGCCCCGGATTATGGCAACGCATATATCCCTCAACACAATATAACAACATTGTTATTGCAGTAAGTGGTGTCGGACAACAAAAGCCTTTTTCTCCATTTATAACAGATAACATTTCTGATTTACAAGTTGTTGACAAGGCTCAATATTTCCCTCTCTTTTTCTATGACGAAAATAAAAATAGAGAAAACTCTCTTTTCGATGATGAAGAAACAAATCGTTATATCCGTCGTGACGGAATCACAGACTGGATTTTGAAAGAAGTCCGCAATCGCTTCGGAGGCTCACGAATCATTACCAAAGAACACATCTTCTACTATGTGTATGGACTACTCCATTCCAAGCAATACCGTGAGCGTTTTGCCGATGACTTGAAAAAGTCATTGCCACGCATCCCCATTGTAGATAATGTTCAAGACTTCATGGCTTTTTATAAAGCCGGAAAGGAACTTGCCGACATACACTTGAACTACGAACAGGGCATTAACGTGCAAACAACAGGACATGACGGTGATTATATATTTTTCGCAGAAATGCCCATGTTTGCACATCGTTTCTTTGGCGTAAAGGTTATTGGCGACATCGACATTTGGCAGAACGAATGGGCGAATGATACCTATCAGCACTTCGCCGTAGAAAAGATGAAATTTGCCAAAGTCCGTGACGAAAACGGAAAACTCATTTCCGATAAGACACGCATCATTTACAACGGTCATATCACCATCGAGAACATACCACTCAAAGCATACGAGTACATTGTTAATGGCAAGTCCGCCATCGAGTGGATAATGGAACGCTATACCGTCACCATTGACAAAGCCTCCCAAATCAAGAACGACCCCAACGATTGGTCAAAGGAACATGAGCAACCTCGTTATATCCTTGACCTCCTGCTGTCAGTCATTATCCTCTCATGTCGGACGGTGGATATAGTAAACTCTTTACCGACATTTCGCGTTTAACATTGTATAAAGCAAGCTGCGCAGGAATTGAACTGCACAACTTGCTTATTTTGTTAAATTTACTTTTGAGAAGGTAATATGTTTTTTATGCTTAAAGTATCAGAAGACTGAATATTTATGGCATTGGGCCACGCCGTCTTACTGTTGATAATGGCTTGTTCTATTGCCTTTAATTGAGCATTGTCTATTTCTGTAGGAGGTGTACATCGGTTTACTAAGAAAGGCATTGTGGCAGATGTAATTAATGCAATTGCTGCAATCACTAAAGAGTAATTTGTTTTACTAATTTGTTTCTCGTGTTGGTCAGCACTTACTTTCATCTGAGCCTGGTGATGTCGCTCGCTTTCTTCGATTTGTTTTTCGAAATTTCTTTGTTCTATTGATTTGTAATTGTTTGCCACAAAATCCTCAAGTAATGGAAGTGGATAAATTACTTTATTTGCATACCTTTCTAAATAGCTTACAAAATCTATATAAACTTTATGTTCGGCATTAATAGGAACCAAATACTGCACATCACCTTTTATTCCCCAAAATGTATCGTTCGAAGAATTATACCTATATTTCCCTCTATCATATAAAACTCTTTCTTCATCAGTTTCAACCTCAAATGATAACGTTTGGATTTTAACAAAACGGTCTTTTTCAAGTTCTTCTATGAGATACAGAAAATCTGCTACTTGAAAATAGTTTTTCCTCAAAACATTCCAGTCAGTCTTATTTTGAATGGAATAAAAAAGCAATGTTTTCTTAGGTTCTAACACCCACCTTAGAGCAAAACATTCTAGTTCTTTACGTAATAATCTTGCGACTTGTAGTTCTTCAAGTCTTGCTGCCTGTTTAAGTTGCACAATCTTTTCTACCAAAAGCCGTTCTGTTTCTGCTAATTGCCTCATAAACTTATTTTGACCATTAATCCTTTGTATCAAAAACTATTTGTGCGTATCTTTAAATTTTAAATACGCTATACCTATCAAACTCGCCTTATTGTTTCTTATTGATAATCTCATTGTATATATTGTAAAATCCAATAGTAGAATCATATACAATATATAAAAAGTAGAATACGGAGAAGAAAGTAATCATATTCACAAAAATTCTTGTTCCACACAAAATATAAGCACACTCTGATTTGGAAAAAAGAATATTAGCTATCAGAACTATAATAAAATCAAATGCTATAATTGCAAATTCAAAATATACATTTCGTTTTAACGCTTTAACGCATTCATGAATGTCTGCGCCAGTCAAATCTTTATAAAGTGTCAATTGATTAAGAATAAGATTTGACAAAGTGGTATAGAGAACAACAATTGTAATAAGTACAGGTATTAAATTCTTGCTAAACATAAAAAGGAAGTCTCTTTCTTCACCAGCGAAGAAAGAAATTAAAGCCATTATTAATGACAGTGTAAAGTATCCAATATATTTTAGCAAACGTGTCATATTCTAAGAAACTTGTTAAGTTTTTCAATTAATGCCTCGAAACCTGAGTTGAACAAATCACCTGATAAAGATGCTTCCAAATTATCGCATTCAAACCCCTTCGTCGTAGTGCCTGTTTTAAGATATGCTCTTATTCCTTTTGCCTTAATAGTTATTATATCTCCACATTCAGCGGAATAAGCAGCCATATCAGCTATTTCCTGATTTTCTTCATTGATTTCCAAATGTTCACCATCCGCAGCTTTTAATTCAAAAGATGATTGCTTGCTATTCGTCGCTCTGTTCGTTGTAGCAATTACTTCTTTTATTGATTTGTTGACACAAGGGAGATTTGGATAAGAAAAATGGAATCTGACCATTTCTATTTTTTGTTTATATGTATGAATTATATTCCAAAATTCGACTTGCTCATAATCTCTTTGTATAGTGATATCTAATCCTTTATTGTTTAGGTATCTTTTGAATGAAAATAGAAGAATTTGTTTAACCGCATTAGTGTCACTAAATGCTACTTTATCTTCTTCAATTGCTATGCGTTGTACATCTTTTCTATTATCTATGATGATTAAACAACTCGGAGAATACCTATATTCTTGTTTGTGAAAAGATTCTTCCAAATATAATTTCTTGTTATTGGCTAAACGAAAGACAATTATATTATTTTCGTTTAATATGATTTTATGGTCAAATTTTTTGTTCTGTTTTTTAAAAAGAGGAGTGAATGTTTCCCTAAAAAAGGCTCCAAATATATCCTGCTTCTGCACCATGAGTTCATCCTGTGTAAGAACTTCTTTATTACTTTCAAACATGTTGCTTTCCGTCTTCTTTTGAAGTGGAGAAAACTGATATGTATATAGTATATATTTTGACATAATAAAATTGTTGTTATTTAATATACAAAAATAGCATTTTATTATTAGAATCGAACCTATAATCAGTGTTTTATGTGTTGGCTAATAAAAATTATCTGATTTACGGGGGAGGAAATGGTTGGTAAAGATTGCTATTACATAGAATATGGATGGAAACAGTATGAAAGGTTGTCAAATTTGTGCATGATGTTTGAGTTTTCCAAGAAAAATTCCTATATTTGCATCAGCTAATCATCCCACTTCAAAGCGATGAAGAATACAGAAGTTAGCACGTTACAAATCCATTACCTATCTTCAAAATAGTCCATCGCAATTAACTGATAGATAATGATTTGTATTCAGGAAGAATAGTTGTTTCCAAATCGTTACCTGATATTAATTAAACAGAAATAACTGTTTAATTTTCAATTAGA